GTGCCAGTAGCACTCGATGACGCTTCTCCAAGCCCCGCAGACGCCGATGCGACGATTGTGACACCACCAGTAGCCGACGCCGACAAACCACCCAACTCAGCAACCCCGTCACCGAAATCCTCAATCGTCACCTCGCTCACATCAGCGAACAACTCACCCAACGGAGCATCAGCCACACCCGACACCACCGGCGTCACCGTCCCGGTTGCCGACGCAGTCAACCCACCGAGACTTGATGCACCCGTGGCAGTGGTCGTGAAGTTCGTACCGTCAAGAACACCTGACGAATCAAGCGTCGAGGTGTCAAGAATGAACGCTGGGGACGGACCGTCAAGTCCGATGCCTAAAGTGTCAAGAGTCCCCGAATCAAGAACAAGTCGTTCAACGGACAATTCGTCATACTGACCGAGGTTGTACTTCCCATCAGTCTGGTTGTACGTTGACATTTATGCGGCCCGAATGCCAACCAACGGAAATGAGGAACCAGTTGCTTCGATGGGAGTTGCGGTACCAGGTAATGCCCCAGAAATGCTATTTTGCATCCACATCAGACTGTGTGCAAATCCAGCATCCGAAACTCTTGACACTGGACAGAAAATCGGTCCACCGTACCCGAAAATAGAGTTGGTGCTTGCGACCGTTTGAGCACATACCGCAAGCCAATACCAGCCGATGGACAAAGTTTGATTTATGGTTATTGGATAAACCGTGCTTGCAGCCGTTGGAGATACCGTACCCGCATCCAGGACGAGTGAGCTTGGAGCGCCATTCGCATTGTTGTAGATACCTAATCGCCAGACACCACTACCTGAAAACGTGCTAGCGGTCCTGGCTGCGATACGATCAAATGTTGTTTGGACTCCTATCAAAATCGGAATGTAGAAACAACGATTTGCTGTAGACATAGTGATGTTGGTACCAGCCGAAGAGTGATACCCCGTTCCACTGATGTGATATCTTCCAGAGACGAATCCGAAACTTGAAGCTGCCGCCAATGCCGTGGTTCGATAATCAAGACTTGTTGTGACAGCCGAATTATCTACACCAACTTTCGCTTCAAGTGCTTCTATCGCATCATTGGCGTCGGCGTGTTGATCGGCATGACTGGGTGACGACAACGAACTGCCACTGCTGGGATTCGTAAAATCATCAAGTGATAAAGGGAAGTTCGTCGTCATGACGAACTACCTATGACGCAAGCGTCAGTGAGACGGTGAGTGACCCTGATGCGATGGTGAACGTGTCGCCTGCCGTGTAGGCGTTGGCGGTGATGGTTCCTGAGAACAGGAAGTTCCCTGCTGAGACGTTGTCCCATGCGGTGAAGTGTGTGGCGTCTTGCGACCCGGCGATGTTCGTCCAGGTGAGTGCGGAGTCAGATGTGAGCGTGCCAGATGAAGCTGCCGAGAACGACGCTTCTTTGCGGGTCGTTTCCGTTGCCGGGTTTGATGTGCCTGCTGCGCCTGGATCACCAATGTGCAGTTTTACATACACAGCGGCCACAGCGAAAGTGTCATTGTTGCCCAAGGCATCAAGCCACTGGTCTGCGAGATAGGAGCTGATTCCCGTTGCCATTACTGCTCAGGCCTTTCCGTGATGTGCAGGATTCGACCATCAGCGTCACGCTCCACGGTACGAACGACGGTGCGCTGCTCCGGCACATTCACGTTCACGACCGTCTCAGGAACATTCACGACCGGGGCATCAACACGCACCTGTGGTGGTGAGACGTGGATGATTTGTTCTGGCATGTTGAGGTTCAGTTCTCGTGTGCCTGCGTCGTAGACCGTTGCTGGTGCAATCGGGTTGATGGATGCGACGGGTTGCAAGGCCGACGATGGCACACCTGTGTGTTCAATCTCAGGCATGTCCAACGCCTTCAACACAGCCGCAGGCTGGAAGCCTGACGAGATGAGTCGTTGTGCGATTGCAGACTTGCGATCCAAATCGGCGAGGTTGGCTGCGGTGATGTCAATGTTGGTGAGCGGTACTCGGTAGACGTCGCCACCTTCGATTGGTGTCATGTCCTCAAATCGGCGTACATCGTTGACCGACATGTAGCCGTTGTTGAGTCCTGATTGGTAGGAGGCGTTGCGTGCTGCGATGTCGCCACGCAGGAGACCTGCGGTGGAGAATCGGATGAACGCACGACCAGCCAACAACACGCTGTACTCGGACTCCAGCTTCGCCAAGATTGGCGTCAACGAATGGACGAGGAACGACAAGTTGTTGGCCTCTACGGAGGCGTAGCTCATCGCACCTGGTGTGGTCACACCGATCATGGATGGAGGCACACGGAAGATTCGTGCAATCTCCTCCACCGCAAACTGGCGAGACTCGATGAATTGTGAATCGTTCGGGCTGACACCAGTTTTCTCAAACGTTGCACCACCGAACAAGATGCCTGGGCGATGCGAACGACGCAAACCCTTGTGACCATCCTCGAATGCGTCCACCAGATTCTTGGCTTGTTCACGAGAGAGGTTGCCTGGGAACTGGATGATGCCGGAGGTGTTGGAGCCTTGGCCGAAGAAGCGGGCTGCGAACTCTTCCAACGCACGAGCCAAACCGAGGTTCTCTTTGACGAGGTCGATGCGGGACTTGCCACGCATCTCACCCGGCAGCGTCAAGTCACGAATGTGGATCATGTCCACATCCTCAATGCGGTCACGGGCTTCGTAGACGTAGAAGATGCGACCGTTGTTGTCTCGACGCACCTCAGTGTTCTGAGGGTTCAACACGACGAGGGCGAGCACTTCGCCGTCTTCGTCACGGATGATGCGAGTGAATGAGTTGCCGTTCAACAGCAACGACACAATCACCTGCTGGAAATGGTCCTCCTTGGTGACCCCGATGTCTGGTGCGTCAAGCCACGCCGGGCGTGGACGATACTGAAGACGCACACCCTCTTGACGGATGTATGCATCGACGGGGAGTGTGGAGATGGTGTCGGCAATCAGCCGGACACAGGCGTACACCGTCCCAATTTTGAGTGAGTCATCCTGCGTGACATAGACACCTGAGTTCGTGGTGAAGGTGTATCCGTCGCCGAGTGCGAACAACGACTGGAACGAAATCGCACGCTCTTCGTCATCGCCTCCACGGCCGACAAGACGGTCAACGATCACTTGTTTTCATCCTTCGTGATACGAGCCAAACTCCATGCCGAGATGAACGTCGCTACACCGATGACAGCCAACCCCAATGCTGGAGTCACCAACCATCCTGCAACCACGAAACACACCAATCCAATCAGTTCGAGCACGAGCACCTTCATTCCAACCTCCTATGGTAGTTCACTCAGCCTAATCACACTACGAAGAACCCAGGCTCAACGACCGGTTCAGGTGTGGTAGTGGCACGATCCGATGCCATTGCCAACGCAATCACAGCGTCAATCTTCCGCTTCGACTTACCCTTCGACAATGTCCAGCCGTTGTCCTTGACCTTCTGCGCAGCCGACAACACCTGGTCACTGAACAGCGGATTCCCGTCGTGCGCAAGTTTCTGATTCACAATCAGCTCGTACAGATTGCCGCACGCAGGCACCATCCGTTGCGGAGACTGCGGATACTCCACCATCGGAAACCCATCCTCAGCCAACGCCTCAGCCGTCCGCTGAAAGAACGCCGGGTCATACGCAATCTCCTGCAAGTCATACTGCTGCGCAATCTCACGCAAATACGACTCCACCGCAGACACATCCAACACACCACCATCCGGCAACCAAATCTTCGCACGAGCCACCACCTTGCCCTCCACATGCTGAACCAACACCACCGCAGTCGTGTCACGCTTCAATGCCATGTCAACACCAACCCACGTCGGAGCACCCGGCACGAGATCGAGCGTTGAACGGCACAACTCCCAGGCTCCCTGCGGCAGCCACGAATCAGCAGCCGTGCGCACCCACTGATTCAGACGGTACCTACGAACACTCACCTCGGAGGTTTGACGCACCGCAATCTCCATGTCCTCCCAATCCAACAAACCCTCAGCCAGATTCGGATTCGCCTCCAACCACGCCTGCCGATCATTCAAGTCGCAACCCTCAGCCGCTTCCCACCACCAGAACCCGAACGTCTCATCGTCAATCTCCCCACGACACACCTTCTGGCCGTACCCGTACAACATCCCACAAATGCTTGTCAGGTCATACCCGGCAGTCGTGATGGCCACAATCTGCGGATCACGACGAGCACCAGAACCCAGCGTCAATGCATCCCACAGTTCCGAGTTCGGTTGAACGTGTAACTCGTCAAACACGACCGTCGACGGGTTGAGTCCCTGCTGAAGTTTCGCATCACTCGACAACACCCGATACACACTGTGCGTAGACGGAACCTCAATCGCATCCCGATACACCTTGCAAATCCCCGACAACGCAGGCGACTGCTGCACCTGCCACTTCGCCTCATCAAACACCACACGAGCCTGACGCCTATCACCCGCAGCCGAATACACCTCAGCCCCATGCTCACCCTCAATAAGCCCATAG